CAAGGATTAAGTGTTGAGCGATCTAGTCGTGTATCTGAAAACATTCAACTCGCAAATGAACGCGCGGCTAAGGCTGAAGAGGATCGTACTGATGCTATGTTGAATCGTATTAAGGCGCTTAAAGAAATTGAAGATATTGACATTAACCAATTAGAAAAGTTATTATCTTTGGCTAAATTATTACGATCTGAAGAAGTTGAACAAGCACAAGAAGGTATCAATCAAGCTCCAAAAATGAAATCGCAAGATCAAGGAGTTGGCCCTGTTGCAGTTTAAGTCAAAATAATGAAGACTTATTCTTGTTAGATAGAGGACGGTGTCCTTGTCGCAATGACAGTTTCTACATAAAGGAGCCTGCAATGGCACGATACAATAAAGTGAAAAAACGATTTCACGAATCTTCAATGAATGAACGTGATAGTGGAATGATCAAAGAAGATCGTTCAGCTCCGTCAAATATGCCTCAACGCGCATTTATCAAAATGTACGCACAAGCACCTTCGGGCGCAGATTACGAGTATATGGATGATACTATCCTTGGAACTGATGCAGAAATGCGTCAAGATGCTGACGGAATGCGTCGCAATCGAGCTAAGAGCCGGTTCTAAGATGCCAGTAATGCTCAGACCTAAAGGGAAAGCGAAAAAAGTAGCTTATTCTATTTTAGGTATACCTGATAACATGCGGTATAAAAAAACCCAAAAACAGATAGAGCGTGACCAAAAGTTGACGGCATCTATGGGTGTGAACTATTATCGATAAGTGTCAAACTTACTGTCCCCTGTATACTTTTGAGCTCATTGGTATGCAGGGGTTATAGAAGGATATATATGGCAACGTGGGTAACTGTAACGATGGCAGTCATTCAGATCATCCAAGGAATAATCACTGGCGGTGATAAGATTCGTTTAAAACGTAAAAAGAACCGTGCTAAAATAGAAATGAAAAAAGAGAGAGTGCGCGATGAAAAAAAAGAACAAAAAAATAAAGAAAGTAATGCGCCATCTTAAAGGTGATATTAAGACTTTTAAGAAAGAAGCAGGTGAAGATCGTGAACTTATACACGAATTAAAAGAATCACCGCGCATGGAAAAAAAAGAAGAACGTAAAGAGAAAAAATCTAAGAAAAAAGATCCAAAGAAATCATCTAAAAATAATCCAGGATCTAAGTTTGAAAAAGTTATGAAAGAATTTAAGCAAGGGACTTTAAGAAGTGGAAATGGAAAAAAAGTCACTAATCCTAAGCAGGCTCTAGCAATTTCTTATAGTGAATCAAGAAAGATTAGTAAGAAAAATCGCAAAAAATAAATAACCATGGTAAACTTCATATAGTATATTATATTAGGGAGTTGCCATAAAAAAAAGATTTTTTGTAACAAGAATTTGTTTGGGTTGTAAAAAATATATTTTAGTTAGGAAAGATGGAAAGACGCTTCGTTGTCTTTCTTGTGCTGCAAAATATAGAAATAGAAACTGTCTTGGAAAATTTATAAATAGAATATGCATAGATTGTCAAGAAGAATCGCGTGTTAGAAGAGATGGAGCTGGAAAAAGATGTCGATCATGTCAAGCAACTAAGAATTGTAAAAATAAAATTGGGAAATATATTGATATTTCCAATAAAAAATTTGGTAGATTAACTGCGATAAAACCTTCTCATCAAGTGAATAAACAATATTTTTGGATATGTAAATGCGATTGTGGTAATGAATGTATTATCTCAGGCAACAGGCTAAGGAGTTTAAAAACTAAATCATGTGGGTGTATTGTTAAAACTCAAAAAGGATTATCTGAGTCTGGATCTTATAGATCATGGCATGCAATGATGCAGCGTTGTTATGATACAAAAGTTCCGCATTATAAAAGATACGGTGGTAATGGAGTTATAGTGTGTGAAAGATGGCATAACTTTTTAAATTTTTTAGAAGATATGGGACATAGACCTATAGGATTAACTCTTGACAGAATAGATCCTTTTGGAAATTATGAATTGAGTAACTGTCGTTGGGAAACTTATAAAGAGCAAGCTAGAAATAAACGTAAATAATAAAAGAGTACAACTCTGTATTGACCCCGGGGTTTTAGGGCTCCTCCTTGTTATCCTCGGGGTTTTCTTTTGAAATATTAAATTTTTGTCTATAATGGCTGCTATTAAGGAGCAGTATGACAAAATCCTCATTAAAAAAATTAGATCAATTTCGTGAACGTGTAACTAAGCGCTTAGACATTGCAGATCGTGCTGGAAAAAAGACAGCAGGTCAGTATGCAGTTGAAGCTATGCAACGTATGCCAGAAAAAGGTATTACTCTTGAAGAGTATTCACATGAAGCGTTACAGAATTATGAGCGAGAGCTTATTAACTGTGCTGAACTTAATAGAGATAAATTAGAAGGTGATTTTTTTATAGAAGTAATTCGCGTAAATAATCCACCATTGTATAATACGTTTAAGTTTCAGTTCATGGCATTACGTGATTGTCCATCACCTCGATTTAATCAAGATGTTCATTTGTATCATGCAGACACAGAGCACATTGAATATATCTGGACCCTTCCTGATGTAGTTGCATGTTGTGAATTATTAGATGATAAAAATGTATTAGGACATCCTTCTGCAGAGCTAAGGGATATGGTAGTGGCGTTCGCAGATGGGACATTAATGAGAAAATGTAAAGAATATAACAATGAAGAAGTTGACAGTACAAAATTAAAGAAAACAAGGAGCATTCATGTCACATAATGAAGATATTAATACAGATCAACAAGTTGAACAGGGTCTTGAGGCTGTTGCACAGTTAGATACACAACAAGAACAACCTCAACAACCACGTGAAAATGAAAATGATAGAAATTTTCGCAATTTACGGGATGAAGCTACTCGCTTAAAGCGTGAAAATGAAGAACTTCGTCGTTATTATCAATCAATGGCGCAAGAAAAACAAAAACCTCAACAAGAAGAGGAAGAAGATCTTGGTTTACAGCCTAATGAGTTTATCGAAGGTAAGCAATTATCAAAGATATATGCTCAACAACGACGTGAACTACGTGCTTTAAAAGAAGAAATTAAATCATCACAACAACAACTGACCTACCAAACTATTAAGTCTCAGTTCCCTGACTTTGAGAAGGTAGTTAACAACGATAATATTGAACGATTAAAGGTAGATCATCCTGAAATCGTTGATATGTTAAATGAATCACAAAATATTTATACAAAAGCAGCCTCTGCGTATAAAATAATAAAGAATCTTGGTATTTATAGTGAACCTGCTTCAACTGCTGACAGAAACAGAATCCAAAATAATATGAACAAACCAAAACCAGTTCAATCAGTTCAAGGATCTGCTCTATCACATGCCAATTCATTTGCCGATGAAGATTTAAGTGCTGAACGCAAAGCTCAAATATGGGCCGAAGTTAGCCGATTCAGAAGCAATAGAAACGTATTTTAAGGCTCCTGTTATACAAATCCCTGGAAAGGTTATGACATTTTCCTTCCAGGGATAAAAATATTGTGTGAAGTGTCACACGATTTTCTCCTTTTTTTTGACCGACAAGTTAGCTCCCGTTTTCTTGTCGGTTTATCTATTTTTATGATAGCCTTGTGATAACTGTATTTGGGTGTCGTTAACCCATCGGGCCGTAAGAGCTTCGCCCACTCAAAAAAAGGCAGAATTGAGCCTCGCCACCTCAACGACTGAAAATGAGTTCTCGTCAAACTTAGGTGTAATTAAAGAATAATCTTTATTGCTTAAGGGTATAACTATGGCAATTACGACTACATCGAGCTTACCAGCTCCTAAACTGTAAGATGGGAGCTTTAAATCTTGGGTGATTACATGGAAAATCTAACCATAAATATAAATGTGTGCTATACTGAATTAGGTATAACATATAAGGAATATTTATGCATGACAACCAGAGCCAAACGCATTGGGCTTATATTGCCGGAATCATGGACGCAGATGGGTGCTTTATGATATTTAAACACAGGCGAAAAACTAAAAATAAAAATACTGTTCGCGCTATAGAATTTCCAAAAAATGTTGAATCATGGGCAGTTTCTTATTTACCTGGTGTTAAAATAGCAATGATTGAACCAGAAGCGGTTTCATTTATTAAAGATGAAATGGGATTCGGAACTATAACGCTTGATGGCGCTCGGAAAAGTAGGCCTAACTCAAAGCCAATTTATCATTGGTATATGCGAGAAAAAAATAAAGTAAGAATATTTCTTGAAAATGTTATTCCGTATTTAAAAGTAAAAAAGAATCGAGCAATTCATTTACTTAATTTTTGTAAGCATTTACAAACACAATCTAATCCTGGTTATAGAGGTCTTGCTATTCAAGAGCTAAATTATCGTGAAGACATGTATATAAAAATGCGTGAGTTTAACGGTAATAAAGTAGGCGCAACGACTAAGTCCTGAGAGCGCGAGAGCGCATGCGATAGTCTAATCTTATAGGAAACTATAAGAGGAAAATCCGAAGCGGTTTTCCCGCCCGAAAGGGTCAGTAAGGATAAGAACGGTCCTGAAAGTAATAGTTAGGTTCAACAGTCGTTCAATTACAAATTATTGAGTGTACCTTACCCAAATTTGATTCACATCCAAGCAGCTATGAAAGAAAAGATGCCTCGGAACGGTGGACGTTATATGCGTTTCCGTCGTTACAATCCGTTGGCAACTGCACCAGTACCTTTAGGTAACTCAGGTGTAACTCCAGCTGCTCAGGTTTTAACAGCCGTGGATATTGATGCAAAGATTGATTGGTACGGAACATTTGTAATCTTGAATGAACAAGTAGTTTTACAAAACCAAGACCCTAAAATGTGTGGGGTCTATAAATCTTTTCTAATTGACTTGGAAGCCTACGGCGCTGAAATAGCGCTAGGGTGACAAGGGCGAAGGATTTTTTAAAGGATGATCATGCCAACGCGAATTAAGATTCCTCAATTCTTTAAGGAGAGTAAATCGAAGCTCACTAACTTCTGGTGGCAATTGTTTACTTCCCCAATTTTTGTAGGTTGCTCTAATTTGCGCCATAACAACACAATGCTTTTTTTTGATAACAAGGTATGGTTCAATCAATGGCAAAAGATAATTAATCATTTCACCACCAGCACGCCAAATAAAAACAGGTCTATTATATTTATTTTTACTAGTGGTTCGATATCTGGTTTCTTTTTTTCCACCAAAGATATCTTCAAGCCATATTATAAGCGCTTCATCACAATTGCTAACCTGTATATTACTATGCCATTGCCAACCATTTCCGTACTTCCCTTGTTTTACTCGACCAAAATAAAAACAGCCTTCTCCATCTATAATTCCCGCAAGGTAGGCTATTTGTTCTTTTGTTTGGTCAGTTTTATAAACTGCATTTCGTCCCATAATATCCTTTCATTTAGTGATAGTATATCATTAACGAATAAAAAATCCACGCTGAACGACTTAACGAAAAGAGTTCGAAAGAACATGCGAAAGTCTGACCTCTATTCGAAAGATAGAGAGGGAGATTCGAAGAAGTTTCCCCGCCTAGTAATAGGTCAACAAAGTAACAGAGCGACATTAAACGAAGCAGCAGCTCGTCTTGGTCAATCAATGCGTGAAACCGAAGATCAATTGGTTCGCGATATGTTAGCATCAACTGCATCATTTATTAATGCTGTTGGTGGTAACAATGGTGATAACCCTACTGAAATTTCAGATACTGACGTTTCAGATGTTATTTCAACTCTTGTGGGTAACAATGCTCATATGATCTTGAATAACATTGAAGGTGAAGACCGATTCGGTACACAACCAATTCGCCAAAGTTTTATTGCTATGGCGCATTCTGATATTATTTCAGATCTTGATAATCAATTGACTGGATTTGTTAGCAAGTATAACTATCCAAACCAACAGCCTACTTTAGATTCAGAATGGGGCTCATTCCGCAACGTTCGTTTCTTAGTTTCTTCTGTTGGGTCAGTAAGTCCAAATTCATCTGCTTTAGGTGCTAATGTTTACAATATATTTGTAGCAGCACGTGAATCATATGGAATTGTATATCAAGATGGTGCGTCTGCTCAATTTATCTACCGTGATCCGATGTATGATGGGCCTTTGGCTCTTAATGCAACTGTAGGGTGGAAAATGGCTCAGGTGCCTCGGTTGTTGAATGACCTTTGGTTGTTAAATCTACGTGTAACAATTACAACATAAGGAATTGAACATGGCAGATAATACAATTATTCTACAAGGTAGATTCACCGCTGACGGGTTAAATAAAACAATTCAATTACGTTCAGACGTAGATTGGATGAAAGTTTATAACTACACTCAGTTAGATGGAACAAATAACCTTAGTACAGAATTTTACTGGCAACGTGGAATGGATCAAGGAACTGGTGTTCGTTGGTTCAAAAACGGCGGTGGTAATAACTTAAACGTTACTACTATGGCAGCTGGGGATGGATTTACATTAGTAGATACATCTGAAAATCCATTAACTGCAGCAGTTGCAATTACTGGATCAACAAATGCAACACAACCTGTTTATAGCACAGCTGATACTTCAGGATTGGTTACAGGATCTATTGTTCGCTTGGCTATGCCTGCAGCAACAAACACTCAAAACTTGGGTGGATATGATTTTGAAATTGATACTGTTGTAGCAAGCACTTCATTCCGTGGACGCTATGCTTTAGCAACTGCTCCTGGTGTTGGTGCTAACGGTGGTGCAACTTATCGTATCGTTCAATGGGATCCAATATTCTATCCTCGTTGGAGATTCATTGCGAATATTAGTCAGGCTGCTAATGCAGTTATTACGACTACTGTTCAGCATGGATATACAGCAGGGCAACAAATACGTGTAAGTGTACAATCTGATGTATTTGGAATGACAGAAATCAATGGATTGGTAGGTAATATTACAGCAGTTACTGCTTCTACTATTACTACTGATATCGATTCATCTGCATTCACTGCTTTTGCATTCCCTGCAAACGCTGATTATCCGTTTACACCTGCAATTATTTCTCCTGTTGGTGAAACTGCAAATGAAACGTATGCTAACAACCTTGATGATGCTACTCGCAACATTAGCTACATAGGTATGATTCTTGCTGGTGGTGATGATCACCCTGCTGGCGGAGCAAATGATGTAGTTTACTGGGTTGCTGGTAAATCATTTAGCGTAGATAACAGTTAATATAAAGGGAGGTGTAAAAGCCTCCCTCCTTCACAAAGGAATAGTATGACAATAGAAAATCAAGAAAAAGTTAAAGTACCCAAAAAGACCCTCGATCAATGGCGCAAAGAGCAAGCAGCTCGCAAAGAAAAAGAACGCCAAGATAGAGAAGCCTTTTTAGAACATAAAGCTGAAGAGCTTTTATATTTAAAAGATAAAGAAGAGCAAAAAGTACGCGGAACATTCCATTATTATGAAGTGCCACAAGGCGCATTAGGTTTTTCATTCCGTAAATATCCAGGCGAACCAATCCAAAAATATGTTTTATTTGATGGGCAAGAATACACATTACCTTTAGGTGTAGCTTTACATTTAAATGAAAATGGATGGTATCCACGCTATGAATATCTTAAAAATGAAAGTGGCCTTGTTATGGCTGGCCATGGTCTTGGAAATTCTGCTACTGTATTACGGGTTGCTCAAAAAGTAAGACGATTTGGCTTCACAAGTAATGATTTTAGAGTAGAGCGTGATAGTAATACTGTTATAGCTTCTTCAGAAAGGGCTTCGTAACATGCCGTGCGGTGCAGTCCAATCTCCAATGTATCAACCTGCAATGAGAATAATTGATAACATAACTCAAGCAACTCAAGCAGAAGTGACTACCACTTTCGCCCATAATTATACAACGGGCCTTATAGTGAGATTAAATGTGCCGCGAACATATGGTATGTTCCAAGCAAACTTATTTAGTGGACCAATAGTTGTTACTAGTGATGTAACATTTACGGTTAATTTAAATACCACAGGCTTTGATTCATTTGTCATACCTCCTGGGACTACTGCCGCTCAAGATCAGTACTGTTCAACAGTAGTCCCAATAGGGGATAGTTTTTTAAATCAAGCCACACGAAATGTTTTATAGGAGAGAGTAATGGCAGCAGTTAATCCACCAGGTACAACCCTGGAGACTATCATCCAAAAAGTACGAAGGATTACACGTACTCCTTCACCACTTCAATTGACAGATCAGCAAATAGCAGATTACGTAAATACATTCGTAATCTACGATATGCCCGATTCAATAAAGACATTTGATTTAAAGACAACATTTACGTGGTATTGTAATCCATACCAGGATGTCTATAATACTGATACATCAGTACTACCAACAACAAATCCACTTTATAATTTTAAGAATTTATACATTAGTATAGAACCACCCATTTATGTTGCAGGTAATGAAATTTACTATGCACAATCACGTGAAGAGTTTTATGGGTTCTATCCACTAAACTCTATTATTGCTCAAATAGGTGCTGGTGATGGTGTTACAACTAACTTTACCGGTACATTTTCAGCAGTTCCCGTAGTAGCAGGCGATGTAACATTTTCTTCAGTAACAACGGCCAATACTGGATTATCTGCTCGAGATGTTCCTAATAATCCATTTGATGGAACTGGTATCCTTCAAGATACTAATACAGGACTTAATATTGGTACTATTGATTACGTGACAGGAGTATTTAATATTACGTTTGCCGTTGCTCCTGCAAGTGGTCAAGCGGTTAATGCTCAAACATTGCCTTATCAACCATCTATGCCTACTGCACTGTTGTATTATGATAATCAATTTACTTTACGACCAGTTCCTGACCAACCATATCCTATAACAATGGATGTATATAAACGACCTACAGCAATATTGGATACGAATGATTTTCCTGCATTGAATGAACTATGGCAGTATCTAGCATGGGGTGCAGCTAAAAAGATATTTGAAGATCGTATGGATCTTGATAGCGTTCAACAAATGATGTCTATGTTTAAAGAACAAGAGATATTAGCTATGCGTAAAACAATTATGCAGTTGCGCAATCAACGGTCTTCTACTATTTATACGCAACAATCAGGACTTGGTAGTTCGCCATTCTTTTTTGGTGCTGGATTCGGAAACTTTTAAAGGAGAGACATGCTATATTTTATAGCTTACAATGCTATAATTATGCCATACATAGAAGGTATAATTATGAAATATTGTAAAAAATGTAACGAATCTTTTGTTCCTAGTTCCATGGAAGAATGTTGTTCAGTTCGGTGTAAAATTTTATTTTATATTACTAAGACCCCTAATGGATGTTGGCTTTATAAAAAATCAACAAGTAGTGCTTATTCAAAAATATATATCAATAAAAAATGGCATTTGGCGCATAGGATATCTTATGAGATATTTAAAGGTGCAATCACTAAAGGTATGTGGGTATGTCATAAATGTGATGTTAAGAAGTGCATTAATCCAGACCATTTATTTTTAGGAACAGCAGCAGAAAATAGTAAGGATGCTAGCCAAAAAGATCGTCTTCCATCAGGAGAAAAAAATTACTTTACTAAATTTACTGAAGAACAAATAAAGGAATTAAAATTATTAAGACAAGATTATAATTTCACTTATGAAAGATTGAGTAAAATTTTTAACTGTTCTATTACATACTTAAATCTTGTATTTAATAATAAATTAAGAAAAAGGAGATAGCATGTGCGCTTATAATGCCTCAATACCGGCTGCCAGTGATCGCATAAGTGTTTCACAGGGCGATATACAAGAGAACTTTACGCAAATTAAAAATTTAATTGATGTTAACCACGTTACATTTGCCGGAGTAGCTGGAGAAGGTAAACATTTTCTTGTTACATTTCCCAATTTAGCAGCACCAGCAGCACCAGCAGGTAACGATATTAATATATTTAATGCTACAGTTGGTGGAAACCCAGAGTTAAATATTGAAAAAACTGGTGGTAGCGCTATTCCTTTTACACAATCAGCAAGTTCTGGAACTAGTGGCTGGACCTATCTTCCTTCGGGAATGAAAATGGTATGGGGACAAGATACAATTGCTAGTGGTAACTCTACTAAAACAACATTGTTTAGTTCAGTAGCAAGCTTTCCAGGATTTTCAGGATCAGCATTAAGCATTCAATTAACACGTGTTCATAATGCAACATCTCAAAATTTTATACAGTTGGAATCATTCACCAATCTACAATTTATTGCTCGTCGTTCTACCTCGAGTACAGGGGCAGCTGATATATACGCTTGGTTTGCAGTAGGAGCATAATATGGCTTTTCAACGTTTTCTTATAGCACCATATCAAACTGGATTACAGACAAATTTAAGACCATGGCTGATTCCTGAAGATGGTTTTGCTCGTCTAACAAATGCATATGTGTTTCGTGGAAGAGTAAGAAAACGTTTTGGTTCTCGATTTCTTCAAGGAGATCCATCGCCAGCAGTTGGATTTGAACAATTACAATCCCGCCTAAGAATAAACCTTGGTAATACAGATGCATTTGGTGATTTTAATAATGGCGGTTTACCAGTTCCAGGAACAGAATGGAACATAGGTCAAATGTTTTCAGTAGGAACTGAACTGTTTACTGTATGGCAAAACGGAGCAATGCTTTCTACAGGAGCAGGCACAGGAACCTTTAATATTGCTACTGGTATGGTCAGTATAATAGGTGCTACCGCGCTTACTGCTGTTTATTATTATCCAGCATTGCCAGTAATGGGATTAAGAGTTCTTGAAAATCCATCTATTAATGATGAAACATTGGTGGCATTTGATACACAATTTGCTTATCAATATACTGCAACTGGCTTTGAAAGATTAAGTACTGAAACTACTCCAGGTGCGTCATTATGGATAGGTGATAATTCACAATTTTTCTGGACTACTAATTATCGTGGCGTTAATGAATTCACTAATGTTCTTTATGTAACAAATTTTAATGAACTTGAATTAATGAGGACGTTAACAGGAACTGCCTGGGATTATTTCCAACCTCAAATAAATGCTACGCCAACATATCTTAATTCAGCGCGTATCATTTTACCTTTTAAGGGAAGATTAGTTGCTTTGAATACATGGGAAGGAACTCAGAATCTTGCCACAAATAATAATTATCCTCAAAGAGCACGATATAGTGAAATTGGAGATCCATTACCAACCAGTAATCCTAATGCATGGCGTGAAGATATAGCAGGACATGGTAATTCAATTGATGCTGCAACTTCAGAAGCTATCATTACAGCAGAATTCGTTAAAGATCGTTTAATTGTTTATTTTGAAAGATCTACTTGGGAATTGGTTTATACAGGAAACCAAGCATATCCATTCACATGGCAAAAGATTAATACAGAACTAGGTGCAGAATCTACATTTTCTATCATTCCGTTTGATAAGGTGGCCTTAGGCGTAGGGAATGTGGGAATTCATGCATGCAACGGCTCAAATGTAGAACGAATAGATGAGAAAATACCACTCGCAGTATTTGAGATTCATAATGATAACAATGGTACTCGACGAGTATATGGAATACGTGATTACTATGTTGAAATGGTTTATTGGTCATTTCCTGGTGAAGATAGAGATAGTGATGTTCCCTGGAATAATCGTGTATTAGTATTTAACTATGAAACTGGATCATGGGCATTTAATGATGATTCAATAACATGCTTTGGATATTTCCAGCAACAGAATGCAGGCAATTCTGCAATATGGGCCAATCTAACTATGACATGGGCTCAAAATGAGGGAACGTGGAGTGGTGCGCCATTACAGGGTAAATTCAGAAGTGTTATTGCTGGTAATCAAGAAGGATATGTATTCTTGATATATCCCGATGAATCACGAAACTCACCGGCTCTTCAGATAACTCAGGCAGATAATGCAACCGATATTTTAACTATCATAGATCATAACTTAGAAGTTGGAGATTTTATTCTTATTGAGAATATGCAAGGATCTACCAATTTAAATGGAACGATTGTTGAAGTTTTTGCTGTTCCTACTAAAGATACAATTATTATTACTGATACACCTGATGCTGGATATATCGGTGGAGGAACCGTAGCACGTGTAAGTAATTTAGATATTCTTACTAAACAATATAATTTCTTTATACAACAAGGTGTTAATTCATACATTCCACGGGTTCAGTTTTTATTAGATAGAACTGAGCAAGGAGAGTTTTTAGTTGATTACTATGTTTCAACTAATGACTTAGCTATGGTTAATCAAGCACAAGTTAGTGGAATGCTTTTAGGATCATCCGTTGTAGCAAGCTACGCATATAAGCCATTTGAAACTTCCCAAACTCGTGTATGGCATGATTTATTTATGAATGCAGAAGGTGAAACAATTCAGTTACATTTATATATGACTGACCAACAAATAACCAACCCAGATATCTCTTTGAGTGATTTTACACTTCATGCATTGAACTTTTATGCTGAACCAACCAATGATATAGGATAAATATGGCAAATCAGCAACAAAATACAGGTTCTTTTGTACAAACTACCCAGGTATGGGACATTGGCCAGCTTTATGAAGTTGATGTAAATAGCCCCGAATTTAAAGATCTATTGGTAAGGCTTTATCAACAGATAAATAACATATCATTGGTTCTTAATACTAAAAAAAGTGCATATTACCTTCAAGAAATATTTAACAACAGTTCTCAGTGGTTTAATACAAGTTCTACTAAGCCTGAACTATTACGTCCGGGATTTCATAAAGTTGTTCTTTTTGGGGCAGTGAATGCAGGTGTAAATACACAAGCCCATGGAATAAATATTCCTGTGGGAAGTACTATAACTTTTACTGCTATGTATGGTGCTGCCAATAATTATGCTGCTCGTAGATATTTTTCATTGGCTAATAATGGTATAACACTTGAGGCTGATAATACGAATGTTATTATAACAAATGGATCTGGTGTTACATTTGATAATGCATATGTTACGTTGGAATATCTTGAATATTGAAAGGAATGGTAATGGCAAATCCGTTGAGTTTTTTGTTTGGGCAGCCTGCTCAATTTAAACAAGTATCTAAGTTTGGTCCTCAACAAATGGACGTATTAAATCAGTTACTAGGAATGGGCGTACAAGGACTTCAAAATCCTTTATCTGGCTTTGGTCCCATTGAACAAGAAGCTAGATCTGGATTTCAACAACAAACATTGCCATCAATTGCAGAGCGATTTGGCGGAATGGGACAGAATAGATTAAGTTCTGGAGCATTTAGATCACAACTAGCTGGTGCTGGTACAGATCTAGAAACAAGATTAGCTTCTTTAAGATCACAATATGGTCAAAATCAACAACAAAATATGCTTAATCTTTTGGGTCTTGGATTAACACCACAATTTGACACAGTAAGCACTTCTGCAGAACCTGGATTACTACAAAATATTTTACAAACAGGTGGTCAATATACTCCATTAGCATTAGGAGCACTTGGAGGCGGTGCTGGAACAAACTGGCTTAATAATTTCGTAAGATTATTGGGTGCTACTCAAGGAGGTCGATAATGGCAATAGTACAATTAAAAGGACCACAATCCTTAGGTGCTTTATCAGGATCTGCTTTAGGTAGTGGATTGAGTCAAGGACTGCAAGCGCTTGTACAATCAAAAGTTAATCAACTACAAAAGCAACAACAGCAACAAGCGTGGGGATCTATTTTAGGGCAACAAGGTGCAAATATATTCACTCAATTTACTCCAGAGCAACAAAAATTTGCGTTGCAAAATCCTGCATTAATAGAAGAATTGATGATGGCTGGTTTATCGCAACAACAGCAACAACAAAATCCAATCGAACAAGCGTTGCAACAACTTCAACAACAACAGCCAGAGCAACAATTTCAATTGGGCTCTAGTCCATTGGGCTCATTGATGCAAACCCCTTTAGGTGGAAGTCCAGCAGTAGCTTTAATGGGTAATCAATTTACCAGACAACCCATATCACAATCTATGCAAGAGCAAGCAATTGGCCAAGAAGTGCAACAACCGAGTTATCAACAGCAAGTTGCAGAACGTGCGCGTAAGATTGCTGAGGGTGCAAAACCAGGTCTTGCATTACAAAAAGAACGTGTAGAACTTGAGAAGCAAAAAATTGCTCAAAAAGAACGACAAGCCGAAGAAGCAAGACTTGCTCGTATGGATGAAAAAACATTTAAGGCTTATAAAGCAACTGAAAAAGATCGCTCAAAAGCATTACAGGATGCAGAAGGGGCAGATGAAGATCTATTTGCTTTAAAAGAAATGGAAAGACTTGAAGATACTGGAAAACTTAATAGTGCTGGTTGGGAAGAATTTCTCACTAGATCAGGTTTAGATATTCCAGCATTGAGAAGCCCAGAAAGTGAATATTTTAAGAAGATTCAACAAGGATTCTTAAAGGATGCTAAAAAATACTTTGGTGGTCGTGTCTCAAATTTCGAAGTTGAACAATTTTTGAAAGCAATTCCTTCTCTTTCTCAAAGCCCTGAAGGTAGAAAGCTTGTTACTTCTAATCTTAAACGTCTCGCTCGAATGAAAAAGGCATATTATAACTCCATGCAAGAATCTATTAAAGAAAATGATGGAGTGCCGCCTTTGGATATAGCTGATAAAGCACGAATAAGAACAAAAGAAAAAGCTGAACAAATAGGTAATAAATTCAAAAGTGATATAACCAGATTAGTTGGAAAATCAAGCAAAACTGGAACAGCTTTAGGAGCTATAGCAGGAGAAGCTGTAGGAAGAATTCCTAAGGCAGCTGCTCAAGCAGGAGCTGGATATTTAGCTGGTTCAAAATTTGGACCCTATGGAGGCGCTATTGGCGCAGGATTAGGTGCATTATCTGGTTTATCAGGTACTAGTTTACTTAAGAATTTGTTTTAATATTCATATATTTGAAAGCAAATAAAATTAAGATTAATATTGGGCATGCGAAAAATCCAACAAGGATAAATAATCCATGTTTTTGATTATCACATGTCCAGTTGCATTCTTCCCATAAACAATAAGTTTGTTTGTTTTCCATAATATCCCCCTAAGATATTTTAAATTAAACCCAATAATATCGCCGTTGCTATACCCATGCATATCAACCAAAATGCAAATGGACTTTTTAGTGCAATGGCACTCATTACTATTCCACCAATTATTGCCAAAACTAATTTACTATTAATTTGTTTCATGACTTTCCTCTAGTTTTAAAGAATGTCTTTTAGGTGAGCGTTCTAAAGGAATAAGATCATGCTCATCACTTTCATTACGTGACAATGAATGTCTCGATTCTTCTATTTTTTGGTTAATTAAATATTTCACAAATAATGTCCTTTGATTTCGCTCAACCACATGTTTATTTTTAATGACGTCAATAAGCTCTCTTCCTGCGTAATATATTAAGAATGCAGAGTTGATAATTGATATAGTGGGAGTCGTGTAATCAGGTTCTCCTGAATCTGAATCATCTGTTGCTTTTATCAGCGATGAAATCGTAGTATAAATAGCAATTCCCCCAACAGCAAATACCATTACCGCACCCTTAACTCTTCCTCTGTTTATTATGCGATTTTGATCGTCTTTTGTATTATCAAGCTCTTCATCAATTAACTGATTTATTTGGCGTTTAATTTCTCCAACATTGCTCATATTTGCAATTTGTTTGGGCTGCATACCAGATACAGTTTTATGAAGTGTATCCATTGATTTACGATTCAGAGAATCTACAATCTGATCCTCAACATCACCAACACCACATAAAGGAGAAAAAACCAATAACCAAATCAATTTCATATCAGTCCTTAAACTGTTGCACCTTAATAAGATCTTTTTCTAATCGGTCCAATATAGCCTCTTCTATATATTTACTGCGTGACATTTTTAAGTAAATAGCAGCAACCTTCGACTCCTTAGCTGTTCTTTCACTCAAATAAATCAAAACAGGCCTAGCTTTTTGTTTAGTTTCCATAATTCCCTTATTTAATATTATAATATTATTCTAATATATATATTACAAAATTGCAAATTTATAATGAGTGGGTGTAGAGTTAAAGTGATGGAAAAATTAGTAGTTTTTAAGTAAGGAGTTTAGTAATGGCTATAGACCAAAGTAAAATTTATATTGTTTCAGGTAGAAACGGTGAAGCACTTAAGCTTCCGCCGTTCCCTATTGTAGCTCAACGTGACCCAACAACACGTGATGATGGTCAAATTGGTCATGTATGGATCAATGAAGCTGATCAAACTGCATGGATGATGGTAAGTAATGAGAATGGCGTAAACACATGGACCACCTCTCCTGCTTCAGGATTGGGTACATTTACTTCAGTTACAGTTACTCCAGGTGATGTAGATATTACTGATGGCGATCTTAATGTTACTTTAGGTAATATTGATGTAGCTGCGGGTAATGTAAGCATAGCTGGTGATTTAACTGTGATGGGGCTGACTACTTTATCTGGTGATATCGATTTTGCTTCATCAGCATTGATTGATTTTGTATCAACTCTTGATGCAGCTCCATCAATACTATTACACGCTAATGGGGGAACTAGCGAAAGTATCGAGCTTCATTCAGATCAAGGTACATCAGTAACCTCAATCAATATCCATTCAGACGTTGGTGGTGTAACACTTGCCTCAGGATTAGCTTCTGCTGATGCAATTAATTTATCAGCTTCAGCGGGTGGCGTAGATATCGATGGTGCGTTGCAGGTTAACATTGCTTCATCACAAAACGCGGCTTCTGCTATTGTTATTAATGCTTCAGCAGGTGGTATTGATATTACTGCAGCAGGTGCAGCAACTGAAGATATCGATATTGTTAATACTGCAGGTTCTATAAATATTATTGCAGGTGAAAGCGCAGCTGATTCAATCTTCATATCATCTACAATTGGTGGTATCAATATTGTTGCCGCAGGTGCAACACCAGGTGAAGACATTGATATTACCGCAACAGGTTCTTCTATTAACATTGTTGCAACTGAAGCAGCAGCCGATGCGATCGTTCTCAATGCTTCAGATGCTGTAGGCGGTGTACAAATTCAAGCAGGGTCAAATGGTATCCTTATTGGCAACCAAGCAGATTGCGCAGTTATTGATGTTGGTGATATCGCTCCTACTGCTACACGTTTGATTACAATCGGTGGCGGAACAGTAGTAACAGCTGCAGTAACCGATACTATTGATATTGGTGTTGATGGTGCTACAACTAATGCAGACTCAATTAAAACAGTTAATATTGCTACAGGTGGAGTTACTCTTGGAGAAAACAACCTTAACCTCGCTACGGGTAATCGTACTTCAGGTACTCATCTTGTTAACGTGTCAACCGGTACAGGGACCAAAACGGTTAATTGTGGTAATGCTGATGGTCTCACTACGGTTAATATTGATGCAATTACGCTTATCAATGACTCGATTAACGTAAATACTTCTATAAACACAGGTACTTCTACAGGAGCAGTTGCTATAGGTAACTCTCTTGCAGGTGCTATAACCCTAGATTCAGCAGCAGGAATATCATTAGACGCAGCAGCAGCCTCAAATTTCACAACTTCAGGCGCTGGTGTAGATATCCTTCTTGATGCAACTGCTGGCCGCGTAATCCTAGATGGTGGCGAAGCAGCAGTCGACGCAGTTACAATCGGCGCAACAAATGCAGCTGGTGGTGTAGACGTTAATGCTGGAACCGGTGGAATCACTATCGATTCAACAGGTGCTATATCTATTGATGCAGCAGCGGCTTCTAACTTTACTGCAACGGGTGCTGGAATTGATTTAACATTATCATCAGTTGGTGGTTCAGTTCTTGTAGAATCTACTGAAGACGCAGCTAACGCTATTCGCTTACATGCAAATGGTGGTGTTACTGAAACAATCCAATTACATGCAGACCAAGGTACAGCAGTTAACTCTGTGTACTTGTTGTCTGATGTTGGTGGATTGACCCTTGAAGCAACAGGTCTTGCTTCCGCAGACGCAATTAATATTACGGCAACTGCTGGTGGTATTGATATGGACTCTGCATTATTAACAAGCATTACTTCAACCCGTGATAATGCACAAGCAATCTTAGTTGAAGCAACTGCCGGTGGTATTGATATTCTTGCAAGTGGCGCAGCAGCTGGAGAAGACATCGACATCGTTGCTACAGGCTCTTCTGTAAACATTACTTCAACTGAAAACGCAGCTGATTCAATCGTAATCACTTCTACTGTTGGTGGTATCGACATATCAGCAGCAGGTGCTGGAGCAGGCGAAGACATTGATATAACTGCTACAGGAAGCTCAGTTAATATCATAGCAACTGAAGCAACTGCAGATGCAATCGTCTTGAACGCTTCAAACGCAGCCGGTGGTATCGATCTATTAACTGGTGGTGGCGAGATTACTATTAGTTCAGCGGGTAACGTTACGATGGCTCCTGCGACAGCTACTGCAGCATCGCCTACTTCAACTGTTGTCATAAATGCACGGGTGGGGGTAGCAACGTATACCGGATTTACGACCGCTTCTGGAGCTGATGTTGATCTAACTATTACAAACTCGGCTCTTGGAGTTGGGGATGGAATTTTTGTTACAGTTAGTAACACAGGTACTAACGATGCAGATATTCAGCTTGAAGGTGTAATCACTCAAACAGCTGGTACTATAACACTTCATTGTATCAATCAGGGTCCAGCGGCTTTGAATGGTAGCATAATAGTAACATTTTGGATAATAAATTAAAATATTATTATCTATTAGAATAAATCTGGTATCTCTGAAATATGGGGTACCAGACATCTCAGAATCATGCTAGTTTACAAACAAATGAAAGGAAATAATGAAAGAAGAATTGCGTCATGTAATGGAGGTCGAAAAGAATGGTCGCATCTATAGTTTTAGTTTACAAATGGGTTCTCCGATTGGTGAAGCGTATGACGCGTGCTGGGAATTCATGTCTAAACTGGTTGAGAATGCGCGATCTACGGCTGAAAAAGCGAAGCGCCAAGAAGATGGATCCGATGCTAAACCGGATACGCAGAGCTAAGAAAGTTAAAATTAGAATGTAAATAGATAGGAGAAGTAGTAATGGGTATTCAATTTAGAATGGCTGAGATGCGTACAGTTGCTTTTGGAAGCATCGGTGCCAGTTATTCAGCTATAGGAACTCCTGTTAACCGTGCTGGTAATCTTGTGTGGTTTGATAATCTTACCGATGCCAATGTAATCATATCATTTGATGGTGGTATCGTTGATCATTTAATCGTGGCTGCTAATTCAGGAAAAGTTGTTGATATATCTACTAATAGACGTGTTACAGATGATCTTAATATAAGCATTGGAACATGGTTCTATATTAAACGTGAATCAGCAGCTCCAACGTCAGGTAATTTCTATTTATCTTATGGTTACCAAAGGTAGGTGAAGTATGTCACAAATTACAAGCTATGGCTTCGGGGTATTTCCTCCTGGAGCTGTAGTTGAGACTTTAACCGGAAATAGTGGTGGTGCCGTAGGACCCGATGGTGCCAATAATATTAATGTCGTCGGAGACGGCGTTACAATTGATGTTGCTGGTAACCCCGGCACCAATACCTTAACGATATCTTCTCTTGCTAACAGTGTTGCATTTTCTGCGTATTTAAGCGCAACTCAATCAGATGTTACAGGTGATGGAACCGTATATCCCATACCCTACAATTCTACGTATTTCAACAATGGTGCTGCATTCAATACGGGTACAAATGTATTCGTGGCACCTCAAGATGGTGAATACTGCTTCAGTGTTAATATCTTTTTGGAAGATTTAGATGCTGCTCATACTCAAGGTCAAGTTGATTTAGATGTTAATGGTGGTGGCGCAATCCACATGATCCTCGATTGGAATTCAAGCACGGTTGGCGACCTTAATGGCGATTCTCTTATTAATGGGTTTCGCATATTGCAACTGAGCGCTAATGATACCGTAGGAGTTCAAGTAACAGTATCTAATGGAACTAAAACTGTTGATGTTAATGGTGGTGTTGCAACTGATTGTGTATTTGAAGGATTCTTAGTAGCTACTGTCGGTGGCTCTTCAACGCTTACCTTTGATGCAGATACAGGATCAGCTGTCCCTGCTGCCAATGTAATTAATGTATTTGGTAACGGATCTAATGTAACGACTTCAGCAGCAGGTAATACAATTACAATTGATGCTGATGGTTTTATATGGAATGAAGTTCTTGTTGTTGGTCCAACTGCAATGGCTGTTCAAAATGGCTATATTGCTAATAATGTTGCCCTTGTAACATTAACATTACCCGCAGTCGCTGTTGTTGGTGATATTGTTCGCGTAGAAGGAAAAGGTTCTGGATTGTGGACAATTGCACAAGGTGCTGGCCAATCAATTAGGATAGGTAATTCTACGACTACAGTTGGAGTTGGTGGTTCATTAACAGCAACTGATGCTGGAGATGGCGTTGGATTATTATGTATAACTGCCAATACCGGGTGGATGGTCACCGATGGTACTGGATCAATAAATTGGGTGTAATATGGCAGGATCGTATTTTCTTTCTGGACCATTACCCTTACCAGGTGGTGGTAATACCGTAAAAGTAACCGAGTTTACTTCAAATGATACATGGACCAAGGATGCCGATTCACAATATGTTTATGTGAGAGTTTTTAATGGTGGTGGTGGAGGCGGTTCAGGTCGTCGTGGTACAGATACAAGTAGCGGTGGCGGAGGTGCTGGATCTGGTGGATCTTCATTCACATGGGGATGTTACGCAGCACAATTAGCAGCAACCGAATCAGTTGTTATTGGAACTGGAGGAACCGGAGGTGTTGCAGTACTTGCTGATAATACCAATGGAAATGATGGCAACCCCGGAGGAGTTTCTTCTTTTGCTGTATATTCAATAGACAATAATATTGGTGGTGCTTTCAATAATGGGACTGGTGGATTAAATGCCGCTGGTGGAACTGGTGGATCTAACTGCCAATATATATCATTTGATACATCAGGTACTTCTGCTATTGTTACAAATTCTGCTGGTGGTGATGGCGCAACCGGTGATGGAACAAATGGTGTCGACGTAGGAGATGCCGAATTTGGTTCTGTTGTTCGTGAAATGCTTGGATGTCCAGGTGGTGGTGGTGGTGGTGCTAATTCTGGTGCTGAAACAACTGGTGGTAACGGTGGTGGATGGGTAAATTTCGGACTTAATGTATCATACCTTATTCAAGGTGGCTCAGGCGGTGTCGAATCAGGAACTATCAACGGCTCTAACGGAACTGATTTCACTACTGGACTTCGTTATTTGTCTGGTTCAGGAGGCGGTGGTGGCGGAGGCCAAGCAGCCGGAGGAGCCGCAGGTAATGGTGGTAATGGTGGATTTCCATCAGGTGGTGGAGGCGGTGGTGGGGCATCAATAAATGGTACTGCTAGTGGCGCTGGTGGTGATGGTGGTGATGGCCTTGTAGTTGTTTATGAAATATTAGGATAATTATGGCAGGATCGTATTTTCTTTCCGGACCGTTACCATTACCAAATAGTGGTAATACTATAAAATTTACACAATTCACTTCAAATGATACGTGGACTAAAGATGCTGATGCGCAATGGGTAACATGTGTTATCTGGAACGGTGGCGCTGGTGGTGGATCAGGTCGTAAGGGTGCTTCAACTGCAGCAGGAGGCGGAGGTGGTGGAGCAGCTGGTAACGTCATGATCTATTCAGCGTCTGCTAATATGTTTGATGCTACTGAAACTATTACTATAGGATCTGGTGGTGCTGGCGGCGCATCTCAAGCAACTGATAATACTAATGGCAATGCAGGATCAACTGTTGGAACTCAATCTAAAGTTGGAAACATGGCCGCTCCTATTACTGATTTTAATAATAGTGATTTAGCCGGTGGTGGTGGTACGACTACTAACTCATCAGCGTCAACTTTTAGTGGTCGATTTGGCAATAATCTTCTTCCTGCTACTACCAGTGGGACTCTATGGAATGTGAGTATGGCGTCTGGTGGTATTGTAACTGGATGGAGTGGTGACACGCGGGGTAGAAATATTGCAGGATTATCTCCTGATAATATAGGGGTTCATATAGCAGGTACCTTTACTTATTATAGTAATTATATTTATATTCCTGGCTATGGTGCTGGTGGTGGAGGTGCTGATACAGTAACTGAACGTGCCGGTGGAACTGGTTCAGCTGTTCTTTTTGCTGACCAAACAACCATGCTTGCAGGCGGAACCGCAGGATTAGAATCGACTGGAATTGATGGTGGAAATGGAAACGATTTTGTTTTTCCGGTATCAGGAGCTACTTTTGGTGGTTCTGGCGGTGGCGGTGGTGGTGGCTATAGCGTAGGTGCTATGGGTGCTACAACTGGTGGTAATGGTGGCAATGGCGGTATCCCTGGAGGAGGCGGTGGCGGAGGAGGCGGAGGCCTTAATGCTGTTGCTGACAGTGGTGCCGGTGGTGATGGTGGTCGTGGTGAAGTCTGGATATATGAAATATTAGGATAATTATGGGAACATTTTATGTTAATGGCGATAGCCAGAACGTAGCCGCAACAGGCTCAGGAAACCAGATAACAGTAGGCCTTGATAATATTACCCAGTATGCAATTCAAGCAGGTGGCGCTACTAATTCGTTAACGCAGGTAGCACCCAGTGTTACTATAGGCGTTCCATTAGTATCTCAAGGTGCTGCGGCAACTCCTGTATTTGGCACAGCTTCAGTAGCTGGTGGTGGAACAGGAGCTGTTAGTTTAACTGGTGTACTTACCGGTAATGGAACTTCTGCTATTACTGCTAATGCAGTTACTCAAAATGCTGTATTGGTTGGTGGAGCTTCTAATGGTGTTGCAAGTTTGAGTACGATGACCAATGGTGAGCTTCTTATTGGCTCAACAGGTATAGCGCCAGTAGTTGCTTCGTTAACTGCAGGTTCTGGTGTAGATGTTGCTGGTGGAGCTGGATCAATAACCGTTAGTCAATCACCAGAGCGTATATTAAACAATTATTCAGTCGCTAATGCATCGCCCTATGTTGTACAAGCAGATGATTATTATATAACTGTTGATACTTCAACCATACCAATAACTATACAATTGCCAGATGCTCCAACCACATACCAGGTATTTATTATAAAAGATTCAGCAGGTAATGCAGCAACTCAAAATGTTACAGTTACTACAGTTTCAGGAATTAAACTTATTGATGCTGCAGCAACGTTTGTTATGAATACCGATTGGCAATCAATTCATGTGGTTTATGATTCATTTGGATACCAAGTATTTTAGGAGAATATAATGGGATATTTACGAATTAGTCCAATGCCTGTTGATGAAGGCGGTACGGGTGCAGCTACATTAACTGATCATGGTGTGTTACTTGGTTCTGGAACTGGCGCGATTACACCGTTGGCAGCCATGACTAATGGACAACTTGTTGTTGGTTCAACAGGAGCTGATCCTGTCGTTGCATCGTTAACAGCTGGATCTAATATAACTATTACTCCTGGAGCAGGATCTATTACAATTGCTTCTTCAGCTGTTGCATTTACATGGAATGAAGAGACAGGTACTTCTGCCAATATGGCTGTTAATAATGGTTATATTGCTAACAATGGAGGACTTGTAACACTAACACTTCCAACAACAGCTGCCGTTGGTGATGTTGTAAGAGTTTCAGGAAAAGGTGCTGGTGGTTGGAAAATTGCTCAAAACGCAGGAGAAACTATATATTTTGGTTTATTAGCGAGTACTACAGGAGCAGCAGGGTTTATTTCATCGACTGCGCAACGAGATGCTGTTGAATTAGTATGTATTACGGCAAATAATGACTGGAATGTGCTTTCCTCAATTGGTAACATTACGGTGTTATAATGGCAACAATAAATTCAGCCAATATGCAAATAACACCAAATGCTGCTGGAAGTATATTATATCCAGGACAGTCTACATTTTGTGCATATGCAAGTGCTCCTATTACAGATGTTACAGGTGATGGAACTGTATATGGGCCGGTGATATTTGATAGTGAGTTATATGATTACAATTCTGACTATAATACTGGTACTGGAAATTTCGTTGCTGGAGTGACAGGAAGATATTATCTAGGTGGATGTCTTTATCTAGCTGAATTAACAGCATCACATACTGTTATTCTGGTTCAGATAGTTACTTCTAATAGAACATATAGGGTATTTGATTCTACGACTGCCATTAGAGATACTGCATCTAATATTATTAGTTATCCATTTGCAATATTTGCAGATATGGATGCTGCTGATACTGCCTCTGTTCAACTTACTGTATCTAATGGAACTAAGGTTGTAGATGTTAGTGGGGCAGCTGCAACATCAATGCAATCGTGGTTCTGTGGAACACTTTTAAGTTAGGATAATAACTATGGCAACAATAAATTCTATAAATACCTATGTTACTCCTGCTGCAACAGGTGAGATTAACCATCCTGGTCAGTGTTCATTTATGGCATATTTAAGTGCCACCTCGAGTAATGCCACTGGAGATGGAACTACTGTTACTATTGTTCCAGATACTGAATTATGGGACATTGGATCCAATTATAATAATGCTACTGGTGTATTTACTGCTCCAATAACAGGAGTATATCAATTTGTAGGTGGTGCAACGCTAGGAGATGTAGGAGCAGCCCATACCATTAACTTGGTTTATTGGGATATTAATAACGCTGGAACTGTAACTCCTTATATTTTAAGCCTTGGAGCGACTCCTCGTGATGCAAATAGTCAATTTACATTCAGTGTTACATCAACTTTTTCTTTAACAGCAGCGGATACCTTAAGAATAAAATGTGTTTGTTTTAGTGGCACTAAAATAATTGATATAATTGGCGGAGCAACTGTTTCAACTTATTTTGGCGGAATGCTGGTGGAGTAATTATGGCAACAATAAATTCATGTAATACGCAGTTAGTACCAATTGCATCGAGCAATGTTACCTACACTTTGCAGCCAGCTGCAACAACATATGGTAATTCTCAGGCCAATGTAACGGGCGATGGTACTGTATATACTGTTTTGTTTGCTAATGAAGTTATTGATAAACAAGGTAATTTTAGCAGTCCTACATGGACTGCTCCAGTAACCGGAAAATATTTAATATCAACTACTGTTTTCCTGCAACAGCAAGCTGGAACAATGACTTCTAATAAAGTTACGATTGTTACAACGGCACGAAGTTATTTATGTACTAATGTTAATGCAGCTATTCGCGATGCCAATAATAACTGGGGAAATGCAGTAGCTTCTTCTATAGTTGATATGACTTCTGGAGACACTGCAACAATAACGGTTCAATGTAGTGGCGGAACAAAAGTTGTGGATATAAATGGTGGAACAGGACTGGTAACAATTTTGGCAGTTAGATTGGTTGCTTAATTAAAGGATAATTATGAAAATATCAGTAAATGACCAAGAATTATACTCACTTAATGATACTCAAATTAGTATCTTTGGATGGGAACAAAATAGAGATAATGTAGAAGATGACTTAAAACGACGCCTACAGTGGATATTACATCACAAGATGGATGAAATTGTGAAAGCAATGAAGCAAGAATGGATTCCTAAGCTTGAAGCAAATGGTGTTAAAATGATACCTATAAACAACGAAGAATTTGCTAGGATAGTATTTAGTCAACCAAACTATAAAGATCGCAAGGTGCGTGATTTAGAGTTATTAAAACAAGATTAATCAAGGAGAGAGTGTGGGACGAGGCGAATTAAATAGAAACCCTGGGGCGTATTTAGGCGTTACTCCTACTACTCCTCCAAACTTAGTAACAAGTACAAGGCCACCAACAACCAAGGACTATCGTGGTTTTAGTATTGGTGATTTATGGTTAGATACTAATCTTCAAGATTTATTTATTTTAGTGTCCAAGGCTGGGCTTACTTCCCAGCAAGAAGGAACCTGGCTTACACTTGGTGGTCAGGCTGGTAACGTAAATGATTTTGAAACAGATGATGGCAATATAGTTGTTCCTAATGCTGGACGCGTGAATGTGTTTGGTGGCAGCAATATGAACACGACCGGTGCCATCGCTTCAACTATAACCATTAATTTAAATGACTTTATCACATGGCCAGCCACTAATGCAGCAGGAGATGAAGGAGTTATTTATATTGATGGTCAAAGTGTTTTACATACGTATGATGCCGTAAACTCTCCAAGTCATAATCTTTTTGCTGGTGAAGCTGCTGGAAATTTTACATTGACCACTGCCGAGGAAAACGTCGGATTAGGTACGCTTAGTTTAGCGTCATTAACCACCGGTGATGACAACGTGGGGGTAGGATATAATACTCTTTCACTTCTAGAAAATGGCATCCGAAACGTCGCAATTAACAGCAATGCTTTAGGCAATGCGGTTAGCACAAATGACTGTATAGCGATAGGTAAAGATGCTCTTGTAGGCGCTACGGTTGAAATTAAATCAATCGCAATTGGAACTCAGGCATCTGCGGGCGGTAATGGACATACCATTGCAATTGGTACCAATGCGATGCTTCTTAACACCAATCCAGTTGGCCAAAATGTTGCCATTGGTGAAGATGTTATGGTTTCCAATATTGATTCTGAGCAAACTGTTGCTATTGGAAATAGTGTTTTAGGAAGTCTAACAACAGGAAACCTCAATACTTCTATTGGATATGGAAGTCTTTCTAATCTGGTTGATGGTATTAATAATCATGTATTTGGTGCTGGATCAGGTGGAAATTACGCCGGAACTGAATCAAGTAATATTTTGATTAGTAATCTTGGTGTTGCTGGTGAATCAAATGCTATTCGTATTGGTGGATTTAATCAGGTAATAGGCGGTCCTATAGCTATAGGAGTTGGTGCCCTTCCTGTAACATCAGATACCAATATTGCAATAGGTGCTGAATCTTTAAATTTATTAAACAGTGTAACTGGTGTTGATAATTTAGCCCTTGGGATACGTAGTCTTCGAGATCTCGATACTGGATTCAGGAACATATCAATAGGATATGAAGCCGGAGTAAATTATACGTCTATAGAAAATTCTAATATTGTTATTGGAAATGAAGGCGTTATTGGTGATAGTAATACTATAAGAATAGGTACAGAAGGTAGTATTACTGGTCAACAAGATGAAGTTTTTATAGCTGGTATTTATAATACTACCGGACTGACTTCTACAAGAAACGTTATTGTTGATGCTAATGGCCAATTAGGAACAGGGATTGGGTTGGGATTTCAATCAGCATTTAGTGTAAGTCTAGGAGGAGCAGTTCCAAATGCTACTGGTAACGCCACAGATTATTATATCATTCATTTAGTAACTAACTATGATTTAAACTCAGATTATAATAACGGAACAGGTCTTTTTACAGCACCCATCGATGGAATATATACATTTAAGTCGGTAACCACTTTAGATGATATTAATAATGCGTTATTTACTGAAGCGGTGATTTATTTATCTATAAATGGCGCTCCAGGAATAATTGGTGGCATGGCCCAAAATGCAATTGCTACACGAGTACCAAATGTGTTTCAAAGATTAAATCTTTTGATTAATGCTGATTTTAATTTATCAGCCGGAGATACAGTTGCTCTCTATGTTCAAGTTTCAAATGGACCTAAGACTGTTGAAGTTGAAGAATCAGTATTTTCCGGATACCTTGTTTACCCATTATAATTTAACTTCGGCGGAATAACTGACATTCGTCCTGGATTTTATCCTAGTTACACCACATGGGTTTTAGGTTGGTAAGTAAATAGTTAAAACAATAGATTTAGATCCCGTCATTTCTTAATCGAAGTGGCGGGTTTATTCTTCCATTAAATCTTTATACGAAAAGAAATACATCAGGCTAGTTTTTTTACCAAAAACCATTACCAACGGTATTGTGGGTCCACCAATCAACAATACATTAGATAATTCAGTTGTATATGGGCTACTTATAAATCCCTCCATTAATATAAATTCTTCATTGGGATTTATAAGATCAAGTTTTGGCGATAGTTTTTCCATAAGAATATCTTTAACGTCTTCAAATTTAACTTCTATTTTTTTCATGATCCTTGTAATTTCGAAGTTCGATGGTTATTTTTCAAGGTAAATTTATATGTATGGTGGTTAAAAATCAGGGTTATTATAATCCCGTCGTTGCCTTATGGCTAATTCTATAATCCCCTGCAAAAGGGAAAACAAGAGGCGTTTCTTAATTGCAGGGGTATTCGTATTATCCTATCTATACCTAGACAGGTACTCGAGGATCTTAGTTACCTGATGGAGTTGTAGTAGTCCAATCAGTTTGTGTGCTTGTTGAATCATTGATATCCGACAAGTCGTTATCATTCATTGCTGCCAATGATGATGAAAGTACTAGTGATAGTACAAGAGATTTAAATAAGTTCATATGAACTCCTTATGGTTTGTGTTATGCCCCTTACCGGGCTTCTGCTATAGTGACATTTTATATTCAATGATATACTTATTTCGTTCATTTAAATCCTCTTGTTTGCCCGACACTTACCACAGCTCAGGCGATTAAAAATCAATCTTGAGAAGCGCAAGTGTCGGGCAGCAGTGTCATTCGCCCATTAACCAGTAGAAAGACAAAAATGAACGAATTCTTTTAGTGCTGTGAAGAATCACTGTCTTTTTCTATTATTACCCACTCAGATATTTCAATGATTTGTTTTTTTATAAAAGGTTTCTTTTGTAATTTAATTGGCTTATAAAAATATGTTTGCATTCGAACACGTGCCTTAATTACTTTTGATGGCTTTGCAATTTTTGGTAATTCTTTTTTAATATCAACATTCATTCCCATCAAAGGAAAACAAATTAATAGCAAGTAGATTAATTTCATTTAGGTTTCCTTTTGATTCCCGCAAAGTTTTCCATCTGTGTTATAAACTCAGAGGCCTGTCCTTTAGTGTATGATCCACAATTATCAATTTCTTTTGAGAATTGTTTTTCTAATACTGGATATTTAGCGATTAAATCATTAATTAAATCTATTTGTTTATCGCTTATTTCTTCATTCATCCAATTAGAATTTTGCTTTGATTTATCGTCTTGTTTTTTGCCATCAGCAGTAGCTGCATCATCATCTTCATCAGGAGCAAGCCCACATAGATTGAGAACGGCATATTTTTTCATGTAAGTAAGAGCAGAACCTTTTGCTTGATGTCCTGGTTTTTCAGCATCAAGCCACGAACTGTCCTGTCTAAATTGTTTAGACTTGCAATGGGTTAATCGTGTTATTAAAAGTTCTCGACCATCAGTTATAGCAAACCTAAAATGATCGATTTGTATCCCATGCTTAGTTAATGCTGGAACAATGGCGTTATATATATCTTCTATTTTTGCATAATAATATTTAGAATGTGAATTATACCCACTTTTTTCCATTGATTTAAAATCATCTCGTGATGAAACCATTGCTGAAGAATAAGCGTCTATATCAACCGACATAAATTGTTGCGTTATAAAGAATATTTGACGTTCTACTGGTGAAAAATCATCAATGTTTATAATCATTAATTCTCCGATAATTTTTTATACTCATCTAATTCAGCATGCATTTTACCAAGCACTTGTTTAAAAGGTGTTTCATCATAGAGCATATCAAATGTAGAATTAAGACTATTAAGCATCTTGGTTAGTATATTTGATTCTATTACTTTTGGTTCTATTTTTTTAGCTATGTGTGGAATTTGAGCCATAGCAATAGCTTCTTCAGTTAAGTTCTTAAAAGCGTAAAGTTCTTTAAATGATTCACCACGCTCTTCATCATTATTAGCTCTAAATATGAGAGCTAAATGATACGTGTAATCTTTGATTAATTTATCATACGTTAGAATGTTCATCTTCAACCTTTCTACTGGTTTTTACTTCTTATAATTTAGTTTGACAGAAGTAGAAAGAACTGTCAATATTGTCGCCAATGATAGATAAGTTAAAGGATATTTATGGTAAGTAACAATGAAGATCAAGTAAGACTTCGTGAAATGATATCAGAATTTTTAGTTGAAAATCCTATGTCATGGTACGGGTTTGCTAAGGGATGCGGTATTAGTCATACAACCCTAAGAAAGTTTGCAGGAGGAATAGATTTGAAGCGCGTGGAACCACTATTTAAAATGATGAAGTTTATGAGGGAGTATGAGAAGTGAATAGAAAAGAGTTGTTGAAATCAGTATCAGATATTCAGCATGAACTAGCTGATTCATTGGTTCATATGACAAATGTTACTGATATTGAAAACTGTTGGGGTATGTGGGCTTCTTTATCTGCTAGTTTGCAAAGACATATCACTAAACTTGCTGGAATTAAGCAAGAATTAAAGAATGAAATTGATTGCATAGAAAAGAAGTGTCTTGATAAGGCATGTAAGCATGAGGTATGGGAATAATGGACACATTGCAAATGATGATATTTACAACATTATTTGTGGCATTTGGCACATTAATGTTATGGGACGGTATAGATAAGGCCAAGGAGAAGTTAGTTTGGGCGACTTATTCAGGTGCAATACTATTTGTTGTATTGAGCGGTAGTGCATTAATGTCAGCATATTTTACAGATTTAATATTGTGGGTAATAGGGCAGTGAAGGATGAATGATGGAAGAAGAATTTTACTATGACGATCATGAAGAATATTACATTGATGATGAGAATGAAAATTTAATTGATTTACAAGATTGTGATGGAGATTGGGAATGACATTAGATGAAGCATGGAAAAGATTTAAAGATTTAGAAGAAGAAGTTCAGAAGTCTATTTTGTTGAATATGATCAATCAGCATGATGAGATTATTCATGTTTTGCTTGAGAGAACTCGATTGATTGTTGAGCAGATAAAGAAGCTTAATCAGGACACTGATGAACACAACCCATCATCAATTAATCAATTGCTTGGAATGTGCACGTTAATTACCGCTATGATGAAAGATCTTGAGAGTAGGGCGTACATATTAAAGAGTGTGTATAAAGATCTTAAAATGGATGATTTGAGTGAGAATTT